GTTCAATCTTGATACCTGTAGACGTGAGTATGCCTTTTATTCTGTTGCGAAGCTTCTTGGGCTAGACGAACACATCCCCGAGACACATCTTCTGACAATTGGAAAACAAGAATGGGTAGCTACTGAGCTTTTGTCTAGCTCATATAGCGACTTTAAGAAAAAGGTATTTTCTCAAGAATTGATAAGAAGAAGCTTCAAAGAAAAAACCAATAGTGGCCTTTTCCATAGGTGGGCTATTTTGGACTTTATCACCGGAAATCCAGATAGACATGCTGGAAATATTATGATGGACTGTTCTGGTGACATAAAGCTGGTTGACCATGGATCTGCGATGTGCGGCAAGGCTTTCTCTCCCAATAGTGACTTTAATTCTTTTGTGGCATATTATCTGAGGTTTACAAATAGTAATGGATACTATTACTTTTCTAAGACACCGTTTCTTGAGAAGATGCCAGAAGTTCCAGATACAGAAGACAGGGAGCTAGCTAAGTGGGCCATGTCTATAGACCACGAAGAATTAGCGAATACAATAAGAAATGCTGGGATTGAACCAGAAACCTTTGTTAATAGGCTTCAACTGGTACAAGACTTTGAGGGTAGCTCAAATTTTTCTAATCATATCAATAAATTGTGGATATTTGTCTGAAAGAACAATCTTATATGGACAATAGGAGTAGTCCATATGAATATTGACATTAAGCATTTAGACGGAAAACCAGAAGTTGTTGGACAGCTGGATAACAGTCCTGTATTCAAAATTAAGACAAAAGGCGGGTTATGTCTTTTAATCTCAAAACGAGATGGCAGATTTGAAACTCTAGCTGCATCTCCCCACATCAAAATATCAAAGAAAATAGCCAAAAAGTATGCCCCTGAAATTTCATGGCTAGAGTTGGCAAAATCCGAAGAGTCTGTGTCTGAAGAAGATTTTAATAAGTACGATTTGTTGACCCAGCAATTTAGAAAGTAGTCAAATGTCAGACGGCGATTCTAAGTACAAGCCAAAGCAAGTTTGGTACAAAGGGATACCTCCTAAGACTGCTCATACGTTCAACGTAGAGGCTTTCGACGAATCGGTAGCCAGTCAGGGCGTTCTATTTGAGCATTGGCGAGCAATGCGATGTCCGGTTGGGCTTATTGATAAGTTCGACACAACTCGTCGCCCACACGATGACCATGAAGGCTGTACGAACGGGTTTATTTATACCAAGGTAGGGTGCGTACAGGCGACATTAACGTCTAATACTTTGGATATGCCGCTACAAGAAATGGGAATATTAGCAAGTAGCTTGGCTAAGGCTACTTTTCCTAGATTCTATGCCGACAAGCCCACGGAGCGTGTCTATATTACCCCGTATGACCGCCTCTACATTGTGGACGACAATCAGAATGTACTTGTAAATACATGGCAAGTTGCTCAGCATTCGCCATCCTCGTCTACTGGTGACAAGCTTAGTTTTCCAGCCGTATCTGTTTTTGAGCCAGTCATGGATAGTGCTGGGAATAAGTATTTTAATGGCGATTTTCGTATCATTAACGGAAGAATTCTTTGGGGAGCAACGAACCCAGGAATAGACCCAGAAACAGGCCAAGGCAGAATCTACTCATTGGCTTATCTGTATAGGCCACACTATTATGTACGTCAAATGCTGCACGAAATTCGAGTCACTCAGGTAGACGGACCAGATGGTAGGGCTGTAGAAAAAATGATGCAAGAGGCATTACTTCAAAGAGAGTATGTGTTCTTAAATGAGGACCATAGGTCTGATTCTGAACCAGAATCGCCTAGACAGATAATGTCACCGGACGATAGCATCTTTGGGCCTAGATAGGACTCCCTTGAAACAATTAGAATACAAGTTTCTGGTGGCTACACTAGGCAAAGATGGCGCATTGGCCATAAAAAAAGCAATTACGGTTGTGCCAGAAATAAGCAACATCATATTTCCGAGGACGATGATAGCCTGGGTAAATGGTGCAATCGAGGCGAAGTATTCAGGAGCGGTCCCAGAACTTGATGATGTATCTATTAATGCTTCCTTACCAGACCGTGTAGAGCTTCTAGTTAAAGGCCAGAAGATTAGTGTATCCAGAGTAGAGGCGATGGCCAGGTTAACTCAAATGTTTTCTGGTGATATTGTCGTTGACTTTCAAAACAAACCCAAGACAATACTGGACCTTGGAAAGACTATAGATTTATTAATAAAATCTAACTTTAAGCCTTGACTTTCAAAAGCATGTGATTATCTTTTTGTACCAACAAAGGAGATGGTAATATGCTTTATTTTGATGATATTTTTAATACAAATGAATATTCAGTAAAAAACTCAGAAAATGGAATAGTCCTTGAGCTAGATTTGCCTGGATTTAAGAAGCCAGAAGTCAAGCTCAAGCTATCAAATAGATTGTTGAATATTGAAGCGTCTAGTAAAAGCAGGGGCCAGTACCGCAGGAGCTTCACGATACCATCTGGTATAGATGCTGCAAGCGTATCTTCAAGATTAGAGGACGGCGTACTTTGTGTTAATATGCGGTACAAACCAGAGGCAACAGAAAGAGCTATCGAGATTCTATAGAGATGAGCTGAGGCTGTAGTAGCAGCTATCAATAGCCCTGGTAACTGCTACATACATCCACCTAGCTCCCTCTTCTTCCGATGGCCTAATACTAGGCTCCATCAATATGCAGATATTGTTATTTTGAGAACCCTGAAATTTATGTGCTGTAGTTGCGTACCCGTAATTACAGTGTAAATATTCACTTTCAAACAGGAGCCTTGCCTTATTTGACATTTGTTTTGTCATATGGGGCAATTTTCCGTTTAGGTCTAACTCAGCAACGACGACCTTGCTGCCACCCACTAATCGTAGGTGGTGAAAATAAGTGTGTACATACTTTTTGTTTACAGTGTCTCTAATCTCGTGCTGTTTTTGTGTAGTGTCTAGAATCTTCTCGATTTGATGGACCTCGCCATTGAATATGTCTAGGTCGTAATTGTTCTTAGTAACCAGCAATTGGTCGCCATCTGTTAAATCAACGTACCCAAGTCTTGTTCTTATGTTGTCGTTTATTTCAAATCTTTTATTGTTTGTGTGACAAATAATAGAAGTCTTTTCTATTCCTAATTCCAATGCCTTTGGGATGATGTCTTTTGAGTTGAGCTTTGTTAGTTCCTTGAGTCCTCCCATTATATCTCTGTTTCTAATTTTTACAGAGGCTCTGATGATTGGGGAGTCTAGTGCTTGTCTTACTATTTCTTTAATCAGAATATAGTTTTGTTTTTGATAAAGATTTTCGGATAGGGCAGAGAACTGCAAATCGAATTCGCCCTTGTTCACTGGCGGTAGCTGAAATGGATCACCAACAAAAAGAGTTTTACAATGCAATGCGTCAGCGGTATCTACGATGTCAGAGTAGAGCTTTGAATCAATCATTGACGCCTCATCAATGACTATCAAGTCCCCTCTCTTGATGGAGTCTAGTGGCTTTCTTTCAAAGAAGATATTGCCTTTTTTGTCTTCCTTGGGAGTGTACATCCACCTATGGATAGTAGATGCCTTTAGTCCTGTTGTTTCTTCTATTCTAACAGCCGCTTTTCCTGTGGGAGCAATGACCACCTTGCTGGCTGGTAGATATTTCATAAGCGAGGTTTTGCCGACACCGGCAAACCCAGCAATACAAGCACTGGATGAAGTGGATTTCATAAAATCCTCGACCATCTTTAATGCTTGTTTTTGTCCATCTGTTAAGTTCAAATTAAATCCAGTTTGAAGTCGTTATGGTCTTGGCCATACCTGTAACTCTTTGGTTAAACAGTTCTTTGGTATATTTATGGGAAACAGTTTTGTCATTTACTATAATAAAATCAAACCAATGATTGGGAAATGATAGTTGCTCTGTCTCTGAGATATGCTGGTGTACTTTTTTCTCTGTAGAAAGAACCTGGCATATCTTTCCTCCCATGCGCTTAATGCCTATGAGTTCATTGGCAAATCTAACATCAGTTACTATAATTAAATCTGGATAGCTGCTACTGCTAATCTTACCGATACCAAGCTTGGCAGAATACTGCCGTCTTTCTGTTAGAAGTTTTATAATAGTATTGTTGGCGTAGTCTGACCAGATGTCATTACTAATATTTCGACAGACATCGGTGCCGAGTTCTTGTAAAATCTGCCTACAAGTCCTTTTTCTGATGTCTTTTTTGTTATTCTGAAACCAATGAGTGCAGGCATTTTCAAGCTGTGACGCTCTATTGTCCATCTTGGCTGTGCTGGCTATTTCTTGAACAAATGTTTCAACATTTGACTCGAACTGATACTCAAAGCCTTCTGGGATGTGCTCAAGGCTTTTCTCTCGTAGAGAACTCTCGCCCCAAAGAACGTCTTCGTGAATCATAAGGCATTGATTCAGAAGACGCTTAATGGGGTCAGAGATTGCTAGTTCTATCGTACTAAAACTATTGCTAATAATGCTGGCAATGTAGTTCTTGCCACTGCCAGCATTGCCGCAAAGACCAAGAACTGGTATACCCATGACTTATACGTTTGTAGTCGTAGTGCCGGTAGTCACAACGCTGCTAGTAGCAGCGACGGATTCGTTCGCTCGTCGTCGAAGGTCGTAAAGAGCATTGGGGTTCATGCCTTGGCCAAATGTAGTCTTAAGAAACTCATTAGCCTCACGCCCAGTGGCCATAGGATTCTTTTGAAAATAATTAACAAGAGCTTCTTCTCGTTGCGCCTTAAGTGCTGCTGATACTCGTGCCATTTGTGTTACTCCTTTTGATGTGGAAGTTTAATAATACATTGTTTTATTTTGCTTTGCAAGGGCAATCTATAATAAAAAGTGGGGACGCATGAAAAACCTCTTCATATCAGCAGCATTTAGACTTTCTACAGGAGAGATCCTCTGCACGGGCCCTTGTCACGACATAGAGGCAGTTCCAGAAGGCATTGAAATTATTGAAGAAGGCTTCGTAGACAGTAATGGGAATTTCTACAATAGACAGCAAGCGTCTGAAATTGTTAACAAAAACAATGTACAAAGCAAAGAATTGCTTGGGTGTATAGAAAATGATTAAGATAGACGTAGATATGTCTGGGCTTTCCGGCCTTACTGTTCTGGATAGTAACTTACAGAAAGAAGTAGAACTAGCAGGACAGAAGCTAGTCGTAGCTACTTATGCAAGAATCACAGAACAAGTGGGGTTACAGCTTCATTCTAGCAGAAACACATACTTACAGGCATTGAAGTACACACAGACCAGTGGCAACACTTGGGTTATTTCTCTTGGCAATGAAGCAATGTGGATAGAGGAAGGGATACCTCCGAATACGGAAATGATTGATAAGACTCTAAAAGGTGCCTCAAGTAAGATAATTCCATTCAACCATAGTAAGACAGCGCAGGACAGGACGATTGCCCAGGCGTCGTTAGTTAAGACATTGGCTAAAGAATTAAAAAGAAAGAAGATTCCATTCGATAAGATAGAGAGGGATCCTTCAGGAAAGCCTAAGAGTGGGAAGTTACATTCTTTTGATATTGTTAAGAAGAATGTTCCCAAGAGTAGGTTTACTGGCAGATCTTACCTACAGACTGTTAATATTTTTCAACAACAAACCAAAGACGCCAAGGGCAACCAGATGACCCAAAGGTCTATATTTACCTTTAGAACAATGACTCAGGCCCAGAAAGGCAGCGGGATGTGGGTTAATAAAAAAGGTTTCGTAGCAAAAAAGTTTCTAGACGATGCAGCTCAATGGGCGCAAGATAACTGGGATAACGAAATTTTACCAGCATTACTTAAAAGAATATCATAATCTTATAAAGATGGACAAACGGTACGCACAGCAAATAGCTAGTGGCTTTATGGCCTTACTAGACGGTACAGAGCAAAGACGAGTAAGGGCTGAGACTGAAAGAAATTATATTATTGCATATCTACGCAATGACAAGTTGCCAATTGCAAATCGAACGACATGGCTCAAATCTGCATCGCATAAATTGAAGCAATTTTTAATTAAAGAGGCTACGGATTTTAATAGCCAATACCCTGACGATGAGATGCTAGTACAGGACTGGGTTGACCTACTGAATACTGTTAGGTCACAGCTATACAAGGGTAGCAAATAAAAAGCAATCTTATTAACATGACTACGACTGTCTATCCGCTACCGGACACAAGCTGTCCAGATGTCCCTGTCGGGATTGTCCAGTCAGACCTTCTAATTAGACATGCAATCATGGAAGGTATTAAGCGTTTGCGAGCTAACCCATGGCTTCTTGACTATGTTTGGGCTTGGCAAAAATACGACTCACTTACAAAAGACAAATACGGCCAAAAAGAAATAGACCAAGCCAAGAAATGGTTCATGTCTACCGAGTTGCCTGTATTTCTGTTTGGATTCCAAGATACAACACAAGCTCCGTCTATAACTATTCAGCTTGCCGGTACGGACCCGGAGTACGTTACTCTGGCGGATATACACTCTACTCCATTTACAGAGATAGACAGACCTGACGGCCAGTGGCCTGCGTTAACTTCAGCTCTAAATCCAGTATATGAACTTTCTACAGGCAAAGTAACTCTATTGTCTGACCCTGGCATCATTATTGTTCCTGGCCAAAAGCTATTTCTGAATAACTCAACTGCTTACGAAATTCTTGAAGTTGATAGTAATTCTGTCTTCTATATAGAGCCAGGACTTGTACTTGACTTATCTGATTCTGTAATAAAATCTAACTCAGCCAAGGTTTTATTGCCAATGGAATCAATGATGTACAAAGAAACGTATATCATTGGGTGCCATGTTAATACAGAGCCAGCACATCTTATCTATCTTTATAGTATAATGGCATTTATACTATTATGGGGAAAAGAAGACCTGCTTGAAGCTAGAGGCTTTGCTAAGTCTTCGTTTACTGCAACTGATTTTAGCAAAAATGACCCATTTCAAGTAGAGAATATGTGGGCTAGATACATTACGCTGTCTGGCACTGTACAGCATATTTGGCCTAAGCAGTTTGTAGGCAGAATAGATGGAATAGAAATATCAGCATTGAAAGTAATAGGTGGAGAAAATGTGCCAACACCACCTACCCCAGAAGAACTAATGTGGATTGGTGACAAAGATTCAATAGGTTAATAATAATCTTTTATTTTGTTTAGCAAGGGATTCTCTATGTCCGATAAAAAGTATGGGGTAGAAGAGCTTAAAAAGGCTGTACTCCAGCAACTAAAAGTGGAACTACTTAAATTGCAAGAACTTGAGAAAAGTGCCCTAGCAAAAGAAGAGGCTGCTCCTGCAATGCCTGTCGGTTCTGGAACTAGCACTCCTCCTGGGCAATTGGATTTGTGTCCTGTTTGCAAAAAAGAAGATAAGCCAGGCGCCTGCGAGTGTATGTCTTACGACATGGAAAAGGGTTGCTGGAAAAGTTCAGAGCCGGTAGAGAAGTCATCTGAGACTTATACTGAGAAGGCCATCGACGTTACTACTATATCGAATGAGCACAAAACTATTGGCAAGGTTGGCGTATTGCCAGGTGACAAAAAAAGCAAGGTAGAAGAAGCGCCTGGTTCTGGTGGCGAGTTAGTAAAGGAAGAAGAAGCGGTTAATAAGGGCGATTATGGTATGGGAGAAAAAGGAAAACCACTAACTTCCCCACAGCCTGCTGCTCCCAAACCTGCCGCTGCTCCTAAACCTCAATATACTATGCAGAACTATAAAGACGCAAAGGCTTCTATAGCTGCTGCAAAACCTCCAAAGAAATAAGGCAACTATGAAAGACTTGGTTGACATAGTAAAGTCTTTATCTGGAGACATCCTGCCTGGTGGCAAGGCTGACTCTAAAGAGCCAAAAGATTTTAACCAAGACGAGTTACTTCTGGGACTCATTGAAGAGTATTCAGAGCATACCGACAATCCGGCTGCTGCTGCCGAAATCGCAATGGACCACCTGACGGACGAGCCTCATTATTACTCAAAAGAGTTAGACAAAGAAGCTCCTCCTGGTAAAGAAAAACAAGTCCTAGCTCTTAAGCCGAAGGTTGGCGTAGCTTCTGCCTATGCTATTGCTTGGGATAAGTATAATAAAGAAAGCAAAAAAAGCCTAAAGCCAATGGAAGTTCAAATTATAAAAACAGAATTTGAATTATACAAGACTGAGCTAAAAAAGAGTGAGGACTCATTATCTAAGGCAAATGCCTTAAGGAATGAATTGGCGTCATTAGAAAAGAGCTTCTTTTCTGACCCAAAGAAAATGAGCGACCCATATAAGCAACAGGTAGCACAGGCGTCTAAACTTAAACAAAATAAATTCGGTAATTCTTCTACTAATAATCAGTCTTCTAGGGCCGGAATTGGTGGAGCTTATCAGAAAATTAAAATGCCTAAGCTAAAGATGTCAGAAAATGACAGTTTCGATAGCTGTCCTACTTGTCAAAAAGAAGACAAGCCTGGCTCCTGCTCTTGCTTAGACAAAAGCTTTGTCCCCACTCCAAAATCAAAGACCAATATGGCTTTGGCTAGAAAAGGGCCAGGAAAGATTAGTGACGAATCTGGAAGAACCTATGCTTCGTTGCGAGATGCGGCTGATAAATTAAAAATAAATAGCGGTAACATTTCCAGGCAGTTGCGTGGGGATATTGAAGAAACTGGCGGGCATCGTTTTACCGCCCTAAACACTCGGAATAACAAGAAGAAGTAACAATCTTTTGAAAGGTTAAGGAGTTCAATATGGCTCAATCATATCAAACAACTGACGGACTGCTCGTAATCCCTGGAGCATATCCTAAGTTTGCAGTTCGCAATCAAGCTGGCTCACTGTCAGCCACAGGCATTATAGCCCTAGTAGGAGAAGCCAGTCAAGGCCCTGCCTGGAGCGAGGAGACTGACCTTGAAGCGAATGTTTCTTATGGGCCAGATGATTATTCTTCTGTAATTGCTAAGTACGGCTCTGGTTCGCTGGTTGACGGATTTGCTGCTGCTGCTCAGGCAAGTAATGACCAAAATATTATTGGTGGGCCTTCTCGTATTGTTTTAATCAAAACAAACGTAGGAGTTAGAGCCAGTCTTGCGTTAGGTAGCTATAGCACACTTTATGCTAAAAATATCGGAACCCCTGGCAATCAGCTTTATGCCACTGTAACCGCTGAGCAAGCTGAGGTCGTTCCTTCTGTTACGTTTTCTTACATTCCTAACGTAGACGACGTTGATGTTGAGTTTCGGTCAAATGGCGGTTCTGCCGTTGCATTGGCTATTCCCGCTGATCCTGGGACTGGCGCTACTACACTACCTGACGCATTTGTAACTGCCGTAGCGGCTTTGACTGGCATTGGGGCCACTGGTGGCGCACCTGTTACTCTGTTTGGTGGCGGATCCGTAACGATTGCGGTTTCTGGAATCTCTGGATACCAGATGAATTTTACTACTTCTGGGACCTTTGCTAATGCTCCTGCTGTTGGCGGAACATTGGTAATCCCTGCTGGATCTACCGTTGACGGTGGCGCTGGACAGAACGTAGGCGCTTATGTAATTACTGCTGTTACCAGTAATACTATTACTGCAATCAAAAAATCCGATGCTGGCCGTACTGGCGCCGTTGCTGGAACTATTACTGCACTCAATGCCGACAGCTCTGTTGCCGTAGCTACTTCTGCTGATGCTATTGCCTATGGTCCTGTAACCATTTCTCAAGATGCCGCTGCCGTTATTGACGGTATCGGAAAATCATTAGAAATTGCACAAATCGCTGGTGCTGACCTATTCGAAAGACAAGCGTTTGTACTTGGGTCTGGAACTGCTGTAACTTGGATTTCTAAATCAGGTACACCTGCTTTAATCACCGGAACTGAGCTACAGGCAAAACTCCGCGTTCAGCGTGATAGTGATGACGTTGATGAAGAAATCGTTGCCGGTGGGGATGTCGTCCTCAATCTTTCTTACGAAGGAACTGACGCTACCGTTACTATTACTTCTACTGCACTGTCTACTGCCGTAACTGGCGGTTCTGGCGGAAATCTAAGCATTACCTTGGCTGATTATGCAGACTTAAATGGATTAGCTAACTTTATTAATGCACAAACTGGCTACTCATGCTCAATTTCTTCTGCTGTGCTTGGGACTTTACCTCCTACCGACCTAGACAGAGTATCTGCCAAGGGCATTTGCTCAAAATGGGGCGCTGAAAATGGTAGAATTAAAGTAGATGCACAAAAACTCTTTGAAGCTGTTCGAGACAACTCGGCAGCGGTACAGCTAGGTAATCCTGCGGCCAGGGTTGCTGCCGGATTACCTGCTGCTCAGGCGGCGGCATATTTAGCAAATGGAGCCAAGGGCGCAACGAGCGCAGTACAAGCCTCTGCTGCCATTGATGCTCTCGATGCCGTAACTTGCAACTTCGTTGTTCCTTTGTTTAGTCGAGATGCCACTTTAGATATCGCTGATGGTCTAACTGACCCCGCTTCTAATTATACAATCGACGCTATTCACGCAAAAGCACGGTCACACGCCATTGCAATGAGCAAGTTAAAGAAAAAGCGAAACCGCCAAGCCCTAGTTTCATACAAAGGCGCTTTCAATGATGCTCGCAATAAGGCTGCTAACTTAGCTCAGTTCCGAGTTCTCTGTACCTTTCAAGACATCAAGGCATTGAGTTCTGCTGGCACTATCGTCCAGTTCCAACCATGGTACGCCGCGTGTGTGGCTGCCGGTATGCAGGCAGCAGGCTTCTATAGAGCCATTGTTCGTAAGTTTGCAAATATCTCATCTGCCGTACAAGCGGCTGGTGACTTCTCTGACTTAAACGACACTCAGGTAGAAAATGCCCTACTGTCCGGTTTATGTCCTCTACGTCGCCATGCGAATGGCGGCTGGTACTGGGTATCTGACCAAACTACTTACGTCAAGAACAATAACTTTGTTTACAACAGCTTACAGGCTGTTTATGCGGCTGATATTGTTGCACTTAGCACTGCTCAGCAAATGGAAGATAACTTTGCTGGCCAGTCTTTGTCCGACATTACTGCCTCTGGTGCATTAGTATTCTTGGGTTCTATCATGGATGGATTCCGAAGACTCAAGTTAATTGCCCCTTCTGACGATGCTCCTGCTGGATTTAAAAATGCAAAAATCAGAATCTCAGGACCAGTCATGCAAGTAGAGGCAGAAATTAAGCTAAGTACGGCGCTTATGTTTATTCCTATTACTTTCTTAGTTTCTCAGGTTGAGCAGACTGCTTAATAAAAATAATAACCAAAACCAATCTAGACCTCAACTTGCGGCAAGTTGAGGTCTTTTTGTGTCTAGAGTAGATGAGGCTGTGGATATTTTAAAAGAGGGACAAGGCGCACTTCGTACCCTCAACCGTGTACTGAGAATGACAAGATTTGGGATGTAGGGAAAACACTTTTTATGAGCAATAATCTCTAATGTATGCTTAATACTTAGGAGTCACATATGGCTAACAATACGTCAAAAACACTTACCGGAGCAAGAGCCGTCGTTCAAATCGACAGCAAAGTAGTAGGTGTATTTTCAAGCTTTAACTATGGACTGACATACGGTGTAGAGCCCATTTTTCTTTTGGGCAGATTCTCTGCTGCTGAAACTGTCTATACCTCACAAGAAGTAGTTTCTGCTACTGGCAGTGGCTTGAGGATTTACCAAAACGGTCCACATAGCGCCGCAATGAAGATGCCCAAGCTACAAGACCTTCTTGATGCCACTTATACCACGCTATCAGTACACGACAGGGCAAATGAGGACAAAAAAATTGCAGAAATTGTCAGTGCTCGCGTACAGAGCTACTCAGTAGATAATCCTGCTAAGGGAATTTCTGGTATTACCTTTAGCTACATTGGACTTAAGATTCAGGATGAATCTGGCGACCATAACGAAATGAATGGTGCTTCTGATTTACCCTAGGCTATCCATAATAAAGAAAGTTTGACTAGTCCTTAACCATAATAAAGCCCTCGTTACTTGCGGGGGCTTTATTTTTTTGATACTATAATTGTATGTCAAAATATACACAAGCCTACAGTGTTCTTTATCGCACAGAAGAAAAGAAGCGGTGCTATTTATGCGACCGTGGAACTGACCTGCAAATTGGTAGACATTTAACAGAAAAGGGCTCAGATAGGCTTAAATATTTGATGCCAATGTGTAGCTGGTGCATCAAGTCATGGAGCATTGAGTATCAGAGTGAGCCGTTTAAGCCAGAGGAGACGCCCAAGATGAATCCTACATATGGGACTCCTGACAATATGGACTTTGATTTTACTTAAACCTAATCTATTAATATACCTGGACAGGGGTGTATATGCCTTCTAATTCTGCAAACGATTACAGCCTCTTACACCTGCAAGCTCACGAAGATAGGCTACAGAAGTTGGAATCAAATCTATCTGAAACTAGAATAGATATTACTCAGCTAACAGAGATTACAAAGCAAGGCTTTGAAAGAATCTCGAACAAGGTAGACGAGGTTGGAAGTTCACAACAAGACCTTGGAAAACGCCTAGATTCAATTGCACCAAAGGTAGAAGTTTTAGAGGGCGAGCGTAGGCAGTCAATTAAGCGCTGGAATTCTACCAAGAAGGTTGTTGGTGGCATACTACTAACGGGTCTTGGTGCAGCAGTTACTCAGTTCGGTGAACGTATCCTGAATATTTTTATAGGTCAATAGTATGGTTGATAATGAGTGGAGAGACAATTTTGCACTAGCTATTCTCACCATTATCGCCGTGTGCGGAATGACAATCGCTAACTCTTATCTTCCAGCCGGAAACCTATTGCACGCAGAAACAATGCTAGCTCTCATCAGTATAAATGCAGTTTATGCTGGGCACCGTGTTGGCATATCTTGGAGCAATAAGGGCAAGAAAAAGAGCATTAAAGAGCCCGTCAAGGGTAAGCCAGTAGAGCAGCTCCCCCCAGAAGAATAGTATAAAGTTCTAAGGCATTTAACACCAATCTATTTTTGATAGGGGTTTATAATGCTCAAAATCAATCTTTTATTTCTTGCTCTACTTTCAAGTATCTCATCTTGCTCACATAAAGCCTCTCTAAAGAACTCAGCAGCCAGTGATGTTCAGAAGTCCCGTGGAGCAGTTGTCTCTGGTGGTGTTATGTACTTATTCCTAGAGACGGAGGTGGACTTCGTTTCGGCTAAGGCCATCATTGGTGGAATAAAGGAAGCCAATAGGACTGGGCTTAAAACCGTGTTCATTACGATTGATAGCCCTGGTGGAAACGTGGGCGATGGGCTTGAGATTATCGACGCAATAGAAGGCTCTGATGCTGAAATTGTCTGCTATGTACACAGGATGGCAGCATCAATGGCAGCGGCGATACTTCAAAGTTGTGACCAAAGGATGATGAGCAAAAGGGCAACAGTGATGCTTCACGAACCGTCTACTGGCATGGTTGGTGGTAAGGCGTCGGAAATACAGCAACAATTGGATTTTATGAGAGTATTAGGAAGAATGTTACTTGAGCAATATGCACTCAAGTCAACCATGACTGCCGACGATCTTGAGAAGAAGATAAGTAACTACGACTGGTATCTTGACTGGAGAGATGCCAAGAAGTATGGCTTCGTAGATATTATAACTCAATAATTCATTTTAATCATATTGTAAATGTT